TTTACCAGCAATGGCTTCCCCAACCCCCTAAAGCATGAGCGCGGCGTTCTGTCCATGGCCAGAGCGGCTAATCCTGACTCAGCCGGCTCCCAATTTTTTATTATGGTTGCCACCTCACCGCATGTTGAGTGCGTGACATTGATGTCGAGGGCAAAAGGTTGAGAGAGCTGAAAACCCTTATATATCAAGGCTTTCAGCACACATGGGTATGAAACCCAAAAAGCAAAAATGACATTTCTGCACTTTGCGGGAACAAGTCAAGAAATGCCCTATTTGATAGTTAAGTGGTCAGGTTAGATGTCATAGCCCCGCGAGTGGTCGGGTTAGATGTCAGCCTTCGCGAGTGGTCAGGTTAGATGTTTTTTCGGAAGTTTTTGAGGTTGTGTGGTCAGATTGGATGTTGGCTAAAAAATGTTGTTTATTGTAGCTATAAATTTGAATTTGAACGGAGGGGTTGCATGGTAAATGAAAAAGATGCCATTGAGATAATTTTATATGCCGAAGAAAGTGAGATTGCCATTTGGTTAGATGGCGGCTGGGGAGTTGATGCTCTATTAGGAGAGGAAACAAGGGTCCACAACGATATTGATTTGTTTGTGGAAAAAAGCAATAGCAAAAAATTTCTTGAAATAATAAAAGATGAAGGCTTTGCTGAAGTTATCGAAGCATATACCACTACAGATCACACGGTTTGGAAGGACGCTAAAGGCAGGATAATCGATCTTCATATATTTGAATTCGACGAACAGGGATACCTTGTTTTTGAAGGAGAAGCTTATTCTCCGGAAGTGTTTAGTGGTATCGGGAAAATAGGAGATAAAGAGGTAAAGTGTATAAATGCTAAGAATCAAGTTTTATTTCACTTGGGATATGAGCATGATGAAAATGATGTTCATGATGTAAGACTTTTGTGCGAGAGGTTTAATATTCCTATTCCGAATGAATATAAGTAAATGAGCAAATTTCAATTTGTCCTTGAACCTAAACACAAGAAAAAGTACGGTAGCCTATTTGAAATTACTTTCTACTATTTCCGAGGTTTTATGGTCAGGTTGGAAGTTTTGTCTTGCATGTGGTGGTAAATTACCGATTATAGATGATTATTTTGAAGGAGGAGAGATTATGAGTGATTATCCTAACTGCAAATCTTGCGGAGCGAAAATGACGGAGTATGATGGGTGTTCATGGTACACTTGTCCTGAATGTGGGCAAGCTATTCGAGACAATGAAAACGGGTCTTGGACATGGAGAGATGAAATCTTCGGTCGTGGATCTAAGCATCACAAATCAGATTTTGATCTTGCCGACTTCTGTCGAGGTGGGGAGTTATCTGAGGATTGATTAATCATTCGGAATAAAATCTGAAGAATAAACAACACCCTCCCGGCTGTGAATCATCACGAACAGGAGGGCATTTTACTGTAAATTTATTCATCAACATCCACCGTCACGCCGGACTTAAATTCCACGATGAATTTGTCTTCGTATATGGTGACCTTTTCAATCAACCGCCGGACAAGCTGCTCGTCGTATTCGGCGAGGGCGGTAGATTGCTTCTTTAGGAATGTGCTCATATCAGCAATCCGCTTTTTGAGTTCATCACGGTTAGCGCTTTCAAGAAGCAGCTTTTGCTTTCGGTCGCGCAGGTGATGAATCTCATCGCCAACTTTCTCATAATCCGCATTGGAAGTGGCCAGTTTCAAAAGCTCTGTTTGCAGCTCTTCCAACCGCTTATCGATATCCGCCAAAGCCTTGTCGCTTTCGCGATTTATGACGGTAGCGATGTTGTCCCGCAGAGTAGTGAGAAAACTGTCCTTTTCACAAAGCGTCTGATTAATGGCGGCGACAATCACCTGCTCAATTTGGCTCTCCGGCACCGTGCGGGCATCGCAGAAAAGTCCGGTATTTTCCAACCGGCTGGCACAGCGCCAGACGATGGATTTCTTCCCTCGGTTGTTCCAATGCACCCTGCGAAAAACCTCGCCGCATTTGGCACAGATAATTATCTGAGAAAAAGCGTGGTTGCTGCTGAAGGTCCTTTTCTTCCCACTCGGACTGGTGTGGACAATCCGGCGGCGGATAAGCTCCTCCTGCACCTGCATGAAAACTTCGCGCGGGATAATGGCTTCATGGCTGTTTTCTACATAGTACTGCGGAACAAGGCCGTTGTTCTTGACGCGCTTTTTTGTGAGAAAATCAACCGTGTAGGTTTTCTGCAAAAGGGCATCCCCAATATATTTTTCATTCCGTAGAATCTGATTGATGTTGCTGGTGTGCCACCTTTCCCTGCCGGCACCGTTTCGGATACCGTCCGCTTCCAGACCTCGGGCTATTTTCAGCATACTGGCGCCTTCAAGGTATTCCCGGTAGATGCGCTTTACGATTTCGGCTTCTTCCGGCACTATCACCAGACGCTTATTCTCATCCTTGGTATAACCGAGGAATCGAGCGCAGTTGACTTGAATTTCACCTTGCTGATAACGATACTGCAGACCCAGCTTTACGTTTTGGCTCAATGACTGGCTTTCCTGTTGGGCAAGGGATGCCATAATTGTGAGCAGAACTTCGCCCTTTGAATCCATGGTGTTGATGTTTTCTTTCTCAAAATAGACCGGGATGTTCTTATCCTTCAGCTGACGGATATATTTCAAGCAGTCCAGCGTATTTCGGGCAAATCGGCTAATGGACTTTGTGATAATCATATCGATATTGCCGGCCATACACTCGTCAATCATGCGGTTGAATTCTTCACGCTTCTTGGTGTTGGTGCCAGAGATGCCGTCATCCGCGTAAATTCCCGCCAGTACCCAGTTGGGGTGTCCCTGTATGTAGGCGGTGTAATGCTCAATCTGTGTTTCATAGCTAGTAGCCTGCTCCTCGCTGTCTGTGGAAACACGGCAGTAAGCAGCAACGCGTAGTTTCGGTTTTTCCTCGTCCTTGCTCTTGCGAGTATGCTTCCTGGCCGGAATAACTGTGACATTTTTACTGACTGCCATTCTTGTTCACCTCCATTTCAATTAAACTGTAGGCGTATTCCGCCTGCCCGAATGGGTCGTCGAGTTCCTCTGTACCTTCTTTCATGCGGAAGGTGGTAGGATAGACGACCTCCTTTACTTGTTTGGACTTTTTGGTACGGCCGAGTCTTTCCGCCCGCATAATTCGTTCCGCCTCGGCAGTGTTGAAAGTGTCTTTGTCAATAATCGGCGGATAAAACTCATCACCGAGGTATCGGGTATTTCGTAGCATCCTGCCGATACCTGAATGGAAAGCTTTAATACCTGCTTTCTTAGCTGCTGTTGCCAAGGAATCGCCGCTCAGGTAAGATTGGAACAATGTTTTTATCTGCTCTGCAGCCTCTTTATCAATTACGGCTTTTCCATTTTCAATCCGGTAGCCGAATGGTGTATGACTCATTTATCTCACCAGCCTTTCTTTAAGTGTGATTCCGCATTTTAATTCGAATCCAATTTCCGTTCGTGAATAAACAAGAACCCTTTCCACAAAACGGGCAAACAATTCACCGTCAAAGCCCTTCAACATCGATGCCTTGGCAGCATACTGCAGCAAAGCGCTGACTTCACTTAGGTTTTGGAAGTCATTATTCAAGAATCGCGTTATGGATTCTTTTTGGCGGCGCAGGCGTTCTGCCTCTTGCAACAATTCATTGTTGCTCTTATTGTAAACGGCAGGCTCAAGATATTTTTTGGTCATTAGCCCAACCAGTACATTTCGCTGTTCCACATTTTCTTCGAGTTTCTTGTCAATCGCCTGAATGCTTTCCAGAGTTTCATCTGAACTCATTCCACGCAGACTGACTAACAATGGTTTTAGAACAACCGCATGTCCGAAAATGAGCTTGTTCATCATGGTGACAAATGCGTATTCGAAATCGGACTCCGGCACATATTTCATAGAGCATTTCTTGATGTCTGCAATATGAGTGGAGCAGCACCAAGCGATTCGATGTCTTCCGCTTGAGTGACTTCTGCGTTTAAATTTGCCACCGCACTGGCCACAGATGATTTTGCCTGAAAAGGGATAACGGTTCTGATACTTTGTGTTTTGCTTTTCCAACCCCTTTTCCTTACCACGCTGTTCTATGATTGACTGTGCCGCTTCAAAATCATCATGGCTGATAATCGGCTCATGATGATTTTTTACAAGATATTGCTCTTTCTCACCATTATTATTGTGCCGATTAAAGCAGTCATCGGTATAGGTCTTTTGAAAAATGACATCACCTGTGTACTTTTCATTACTAACCATCCCGCGTATAGTCGTTGATGTCCAACGACCGCCTTTTTTGGTCGGTACCTTTCGTCTGTTCAACTCATTAGCAATTTTGTGGGTACCCTTGCCGGACAAAATCTCGGCAAAGATGAAGCGGACAATTTTAGCTTGAGACTTATTGATAACCATTTCTCCATCCACATTGTCGTAGCCGTAAGGCGGATAAGATATTTTATATGTACCATTTTGGAATCTGCGCTTAATCGACCATTTGTTGTTCTCGGAGATGGAGACCGATTCGCTTTCGGCCAGTCCAGACAGGATTGACAGCATGAGTTCGCTTTCCATTGACCCGGTGTTAATATTTTCTTTCTCAAAATAAATGAAAACATCAAGGTCAAGTAGCTTTCTGACCAGTTCAAGACAATCGGTTGTATTTCGAGCAAATCTGCTGATAGACTTCGTTACAATGAGGTCTATTTTTCTGTCTTCACAGTTTGCAATCATTCGAAGCAATTCAGGCCGCTTTTCCTTTTTTGTTCCGGAGATGCCCTCATCATAATAGAGCCCGGCGAACTCCCACTCAGGATTTGCATTGACGTAGGATTCATAATGCTTTATTTGAGCATCCAGACTTTCGAGTTGTTCATCGCTGTCGGTAGATACACGGCAGTAGGCCGCAACCCGCAACTTAGTCTGTTCGGTTAAATTGGTCGTGTTTTGAGCAATTTTCGTTACCTTTTTCAAATTCTCACCTCCTTAGTCAGTGTGACATATTACCTCTGAAACGAAGTTATATCAACGATTTCAAGGCATAATCTCGGCTAATAGCGGCGAGAAAGTTTTGCGATTTAATTCGGTTATCTTGTTGAATTCCGACAAGGTAATTAAATCTTTCTCAAGCATAGAAGTGAGTATTTGCTGCGCTCTCACATAATCAACTTCGCGCTGCATTTGCTCATGCGGAGTAGCGTTCACTTCACCATCGATTTTCAGCCCTTCGCCAATAGGGCAACGCATTAACTCAAGTTTCTGTTCATTGAACACGAGAAACCACCTCCTCGCTATACGGAGAAAAGTGGAGCGTTTTATACACCTATAAGTAAAAAAAGCCCGCAGAGTTTTTACGCTCCGCGGACTTGATAATAGTTATCACGAATATTTAATGAAAGCATCCTTAAATCCTGCCGCCTTAACCTTCTTGAGCATGGCGTCAGCATTTGCTTTGACAGAGTATGCACCGACTTGAACTCGGTACAGTTTCTTTGGATCGGTGGTGGTAGTCACTTCTGTTACCGATAGCAACTTTTTAACTTCGGCACGGAAAGTATCCATTGACTTCCCGTGTTTAGGAAACCAGTGCCCGGGGTCGGCATGGTTACTGGCGATACCACGCTTATGCCCTTCGTAATGCCCAATGATCACGCCATCTGCCATTGGATCGAGCTTGTACTCTTTGCAGAGATAGGCGCATAATTCAGCTGCTTCTTTATACACAGCATTGAAGTAAGCAGCATCAGTCAAGCCATCTTCACAAATTTCAAAACTGATATGAGTATCGTTGACTGAGCCTTTTGAACCGGAGCCGCCATGCCAGCCTCGGTGGTTCCAGGGCAGAGTCTGATAGGTTGCGATACTGCCATCCGCCAGCTTTCCGATGAAGGCGTGAACACAGACCTGCCGTCCGTCGGGTTTGTCCTGATTCCAGTGATTGTTGTATTGGTTCTTGCCCAGCAGGCCGTCGTCGGGACCCACGTAGCGTTTCAGGTTTGGGTTGTTTGCTCCCGTGGAATGCACCATAATACCTTTCGGTGTGATGGTTTTACCCGCTTTGTAGCAGGCGTTGTTGGTCAGAATGAGTTTATGCAGGTTCATTTATTTATCCTCCGATCTGCTGTGAAGCTGTACTAAAATATCTTTTAGTTTCGCCGGGATGGGCAGTCCGAGATGTCCAGCATTTTCAAGCATTGACACACCCTCATTGGATAGATAGAAGAAGATGACCGCAGTACGCAACACCCCGGCCTGCCCCAGTACTTGGACGTCAATAATGTTTCCGATACCAACCATCATAAAAATGAGCACCTTTTTAGAGATCCCCTTGAAGCCGACCTCGCTGGATAACCTATGGTCTACTATGGCGCACATCACACCAGTGATGTAGTCGATCACCACGAATGCTATGAGCGCATAGAGAAAGCCGTCTGCTCCTCCGAGAAACCAACCGATCCAGCCGCCTATAGCGGCGATCATTAGTTGAATCCATGTCCAGATTTCTTTCATGTTGTTTTTCCTCCTAATAAATAGTCACACCATTCAGATTTGGTTTTTTAGATGCTTTTCCGATCAAATCTGAAAGTCGTGCTTTGCCTTTCCGTCCGCCGCTGTCCACGGTAAACGCTGTATAAAAACCTCCCCTGCCGAAGTTGTGCGTCACATCAGTGACCGTACCGATGGTTTCAGTCTTTGCGCCACTGACGATGCGCACTTCATCGCCAATGGTGAGCTGGGGTGTGAAGATACCGACGAAGCTTTCCTGTCTGCCGGATACGGCGATAGCCTGTGCAAGTTCCTCGGCCATAGCCGTTATTTCGGTGAGAGTCGCGCCGTCAGCGGCTGTTACGTAGGTCGTTCGATGCGAAGGCTGAACCCACCACTTGTTCCTAGGAACCGTGGCATAAACCGTGCTCTCCGGATCTGCGCAGGTGACACAGACTTTGCTGACTGCTTCTGAATCGTCATACTCCACGCTGTAGCTCCAGCAGGTCTTGTCGCGCTCGAAGGTATACACAGCGGGCTGGTCGAAACGGGCATCGGTGACTGCAGCCACACCAATGACGCCGTTTGCCGTTTCATCGACTTTCCAGCCGTCAAGCAGAGAGATTACCCGCTTGATCCCGTCCAGTATGCTGACATCCGGTTCAAAGCGCAGTTTCCATGTCTTTGTGCTCTCTCCGACAAAAAAGTTCTCCACCTCGGCGAGGCGAAGAATCTCCTGCAGGTTCAGCTGTAGCGTTGTCTCTTCAAAGTTGTTGTCCTCGTTGAAGGTCTGTTCCTTCAGCAGCTTTCCGATTGCATTTCTGGCAGATACCAAAACCTTTTCATCCGGATACGATACCGAAGCACGGTCGATATAAAAGATGCCGAGCGGGATTTCTCCGCTGCTGCCGAGGGAAAAGTACAGTTCCATCTTGGTGCCCGGTGTCACGAAAGCCCGGTAGCGGTTGAGCAGTGCGCCCTTGATGTTAAGCAAGGTGCAGGACATCTGTGAGACCTCGCTGCCGATACTGAATTTAACCGAGCCATCAATAAAGGAATTCGTGATATCGGCCGGAAGCATATACATTACAAATCGATGGTCTCCTTCGGCACTCCAGAAGCCGTATGCCCCGTAATGAGCCACTTTCTTTATGCTTGGACATGACACCGATTCATCTGGTGATATCCTTCCGGTTTCCGTATAGGTAAGGTTATCGTACAAACCGAGAACCGGATCTGCTGTGCTGCCTGCCACAGTGCCGTCAGATGCGAGGTATATGAAACGGAGCAGGTTGTCCGAGGTGTGAATCACCTGGGGGGACAAACCTGCTCCGGTATCAAGGGTATATTCAAATGTCAATGTCATGGTATCACCCCCGCTGCAGCTGAACCGAGTAGGTGAAGCGCAGAAGATTGTTTGAGGTCTTGAACGGGTACTCAAGCGCAAAACTGGCCGTAATCGCTGCCCCTGCCGGAGACGGTGCTGTGAACTTTAATCCCGGCACGGTTTTACCTAAAAAGAAGGTTGAGCCATAACTTTGACCGTCCCTTGTCGGTAAGTTCTGGTAGTACAGATTGTAAGTCCAGTTGTAGCTGATACTACCGGATACGGTTGCTGTTTCCACCTGCTTTGTTCCCACATTGCCTGCGGCATCAACTGTCGATGTCGGGATAGCAGTCAGCCCGGTGCAGGTACCGTTTGCAATGCTGATGTTCATGGTGGGATCATTATCCGCAGCAACTTTAGCGGTCAGACGCACATATCTTCCGTTATCCGGACTTATTGTAAAAAAGTCGGTTATATCTGAGTTTTGTGCGAGAGCTGCATTTACCTTTGACGCAACAGTTGTAGCCGAATCTCCACTTGAAACCGGCACTGAAAGTGTAATTGGGGAATTAGCCATCCCGGCGGCCGTTACAACAACGGCTGCATTTCCCGCAGTTCCAATTGTTCCGGTCACATAGATGTTTTCCTGCTGCTTAACCGGGGCAACACCGGCTGTTGTATTGGTCGAGGTCGAAACGGTGGTCAGT